ACATGCCTGCAAGCGCATATTGGAAGCCAGACGGATGAAAGGAGGTACGGAACAATGAGTGAAGCGGTGAATGATGCCAGGACCTTTGCGCGTAATGCCAAAGGGGTACGTGAACTGCTGTCCATGAAATTTGATACGCTCCCATTCGAAGGTGAATGGTACGACGCTTTCGGTACTCCTGAAAGCCGCGGGGTATGGATAGTCTGGGGGAAGTCAGGCAGCGGGAAAACCTCTTTTGTAATGAAGCTTTGCAAGGAATTGTGCAAATATGGTCGTGTAGTTTACAACAGTTTGGAGGAAGGTATCAGCCTGACCATGCAGAATACCGTACGACGTAGCAACATGCTGGAGACAAACCGCCGTTTTTTATTGGTCTGTGAATCGATGGACGAGCTCAGTCTGCGCCTGAAACGCCAGAAATCACCGGACTTTGTTGTAATAGACAGTTTCCAATATACGTACATGAGCTTCCCACAGTTCCTTAAATTCAAAGAACAGCACAGAAACAAGCTGCTTATCTTCATCAGTCATGCCAGCGGTCAGAATCCGGACGGGCGTACAGCCAAGAAGGTTTTGTACAACGCCTCACTGAAAATCTATGTAGAAGGCAAACGTGCTTTTTCCCATGGCCGTTTCATAGGCCCGAAAGGATACTATGATATCTGGCCGGAAGAAGCGGAAATTTATTTCGGAGAAAAACCGATTTTGAATGATGAGAACGAATAAGGACAAACAGATCAGTGTCCAGCAGCTCAAAGCCCTGCACGCCACTTTCCACCGCATCGGTATGGATGACGATGCTCGTCATGACTACATCTATGAATTCACTTCCGGACGTACGGCAAGCAGCCGGGAACTGACGATGCACGAGGCGCGGCAGCTGTTGGAAAGGCTGAACCCACCGGATGAAAAAACAAGGGCGATGCAACTGGCGGAAGCGAAAAGTGTGTTCCGCGACATCTACCGCCTTTCTTTCATGATACCGCAGCTCAATCAGGGTTTCACCAGTGACAGTGAAGACGAATACCGGATGAACGTTGCGAAGCTCAATATGTGGGCGAGGAAATACAGCAAGGCACGCAAGGATGTTACCGCCATGAAACTGTGGGAGTTACAGGATACCAAGAAGCAGCTGGAAGCTTGGATGCGGCGTGAGGAAAAGAAACAGAAAAATGAAACAATATGAGAACGAAAAATGAAATCAAACAGGCTGTGGCGATATTGACTCGTAAAGCCGACCGGCTCAGTCTTGTACAGGCCGAGGTATTGCAGGGCAGCATGACCGAACAACAGGTATTCCAGAAATACGTCATGGAAGTTGCAGAAGAGAATCGTGACGAAGAGATGTTCTTCGCCGCCCGCGATGCCGCCCGGTTTTCTGCCGGACATATCGGTCTGGAAGAACTGATACCCGATGTACAGAGCATGACGGCGGCGGACTTTGCCGCAGCCGGAGCATTGGGTGTAGTTGACGAAGAGAGCGACACGATAATGCTCTCACGCAAAGAGTTCAACCGTTTACTGGCCCGCATCGAACGCCTGGAACAGTGGACGGGACTACGCCGTAAAGCTGCTCCCGGTGACTGTACGCCTCTTCCATTGCCCGAGGATGCCGATATGGATGACCTGATGAAACAGAACGAGGCCTGCCGTTACCTCTCATGCGGCAAGAATACAATCAAGGGCTATGCCTCCCGCGGACTGGTACACAGTTATAGGAAAGGAAAGTTCACTTATTACAGCCGCCGGGAACTGGATAAGAAAATCAGGAAACTTCGCGATACATTATAACCATGCCTGCCGCCTACAACACCACCGAACGTTACCGGGAATTGGAGGACCGGCTTTCCGAATGCCGCGGACGCATCAATATCCTGGAAGAAAAACTGCTTGGAAGTCCCGTTCCCCTTCCGGCGGCCGAATTCGACCGGTTGCTTGACGAGTACAGGGCCGAGCAGATACGACTCGTCCATCTGGAACAGGAACAGGAGGGAAACAGCACTCCGGCCAAGACGGCATCCGCTAAGGAGCGCTGGCGCAAGCAGAACCGGGACAGAAGAAAGAAATTACATTATTAACCCTATAAAAAACATTTATTATGGCAAGAACAAAGAAAACAGTAGTCAGCGGTATCACCCGCGAACAGGCAGAACAGGCATTCGCAGACTTTGCAGCGGCCGACGCCAAAGTACAGAACCTTACCTCAAAAATGGATATTGAGATGACGCGTATCCGCGAGAAATATGCGGATCAGTTGGCAGAGCTGTCTGCCACGAAGGAAAAGAACTTCGACATCATGCAGGCGTACGCCGTAGAAAACAAGGAAGAGTTGTTCTCCAAGCGGAAAAGCCTCGAGAGTGCTCATGGCGTATTCGGTTTCCGTACCGGCACACCGAAGCTGAAGAACCTGAAAGGTTTTACATGGGCAGCAGTAACCAATATCTGCAAGGAATTGTTGCCGCAATATATCCGTACAACGGACGAGCTGGCAAAAGACAAACTTTTGGCTGACCGGGACAACCCGGAAGTAGCCGAGTTTTTCCCGAAGATCGGCGTACAGGTTGTACAGGAAGAGACTTTCTATGTGGAACCCAAGAAAGAGAATGATGCGCAGCAATCTGCCTGAAGAATATTACGAATACCGGCCGCATGGCAGGAACTGGGTGGTGTACCGTATCCGACGTGACGCCACCGGTTCCACCGGGACCAAAGTCGGGCAGTTCCTCACGAAAGAGGAAGCCCGGCGTGAGGTCTACCGGTTGAATGGCTGGAAAACAGAACTGAAATGAAAAAGACATTTAAACGATGGGCTAAGCAAGATAAAGACTTGGATGAGTTTTTATCTCCGGGTGACTATATTGATGAAAGGTTATATAACTATATAAGAGATATCACTTGTCCTGCATATTGCTCAAAAGACTTTATTCAAGGGTGTGATGCAATTAGAAGTGAAGATGGTGTATTATTTTACATAACAGTGTACAGAACCAATGATAATAAGTACTTATACCTCGGTGTTTTACCGGAGTTTAAACAGTAATTCAAAACAAATCAAATATGAGTGAAATTGAATTTAGGATAGCAGAAATATTGGGACGGTCTGCGATTGAAAATGATATGGAAGTCCCTAAAGATGTTCAACAGTTGGCACAAGCTACAAGATATTTAGCAACGCAACTTAGAATAATTTGTAAAACAGAAATAGGTGATGAAAAAATGGCTGATGTCATATTGAAGCAAGCTATTGATATTTTAAAGTAAAACAAATCTAATAAGAAATGAGTAAAATTGAAGAAGACTTCAGAAGTTTAGGAAGAACAGAAAAAGCGAAGTTTATTTCGCAAAACATTGATTACGCAAATGCGAATGCAATAGCGAAGTATATAAGTGCCTACCTTTTTGATGTCCTTGAAGATGTCGGGAACAATGAATATGTAGCAATGTATCTCAGAGGGAAGGGATATGAAGTAACAAAACAAAAATAATCCTCAAAACGGAAAAATAATGGCAAAGATAACTTACAAATCAAGTATTCCCAATGACAAGCCGCTTTGGCTTCTCAAGCTCCAGCTGGCCGTCAGCCAGCTGGATGCCACCGGACTGAAGGGAAATGAGCAGGATTTCCGTAACCTGAAATCATTCATCGACGCTGAAATCCGTTCGTTAATGGGAAAAGGCGACATCCGCCGCAGCTTTGTGGAAACCGAACTACGGCAGGATGAAGACAGGACAGTGATACATATCTTCCGTAACCACATGATTGTCCAAACCTATTATATCGAAGCATGAGTGAGAAGAAAGACATATTGGTGCTCAGTTCCCCGGACTTCGGTACCGGTAAAGAAACCATAGGCTACTATACAGGGTATGCCTGTGGTTACTGTCACGGTAACGGCTGGTTCTGGAATCCTGAAATTATCCATGAACGGGTAAAGATACCCTGTCCGAAATGTGGAGGAACCGGACATGTAAAAGGTATCGTTACAGTGGAATGGGTTCCGGA